TATTCCCACTTTTCTTTCCTTCACGTTCATACATAAAATGTATGTAGAGGTGGTCTGTCAAAGTTGCAATATCGAATGATCCGTTAGTCCCCATACCCTGGCCTTGTCCATATTTAATATGGGCACCAGTATTGGAGATGTACCATGTACAATGGACAGTTAACTGTCCCCATACTTCAGCTACTCCTTTAGAAAAGATCTCTCCCATAACTACCTTTTGAAGGTCATGATGGAATCGATCAGTCCAAGCACTTATATCGTAGCATTTAAATTGACCTATGTCAAGTTTAACTCCACAATATTTGTCCTTGTTTACGCACATACTCTGAACTTCAATCATTCGGGAAACCCCTTTTGATTGGTCCATTCTGTAATCCATAGGGAAACAGAACTTAGTCACAGCTTGAATGTGTGCCCTAACGGGCTCCATTAATAGCTGCGTCCAGAAATCTGGTATGGCCACAATTCGGGTTTTGAATCCGTCATCTGGCACTGCGACTAATTTTCTAAGTAGAACCTTGTTTATGTTTAATTCATCTCGCTTATCCGGCACAGGAATTAGTGCCAGCCTATTAACGTATTCAGAAATTACACCTAGGCCCAGTCTTGAAGATAGCTTCGAGAATGGTTGCCAAAGTGTGTCGTTTCTCAACTCAATCGCCTCACTATGTGAAGACTCTAGTTTGGGTAAACCGTTGGGACCGTTTTTCATTAAATTGAAACGGTAATTCTCAAAGTTCACTGAACTAGGATCGAATTGGGGAAATCTACTTTTCTTTTTGTTAGCGGATATATATTCTCTAACATAAGTTTCGAATTCCTCAATGAATACAGAATCGATGATCGTCTTCTTCTTATTTATTGATTCAAAATTTGGATCACTAAGACCTTCAAACAATCTATGAATATTCATAATTGTAAGAATGACCTGGTACTTCTCGTTTTGGGATTCTCCCTCTGCGATAGAAGTTAGGTAAAGACGTATGTAATCACTGAAGGTTACAGGATAATCCTGTCGCCTGTCAGCAAGACATGATGGGATCTTGAATTTCTCGCTTATGGCTATCCATTCGAGAGGTTCCGGATTTCGTCCTTCGACTAATGCTAAGGTATAATCTTTTATAAGATTAATCCTCTTCGCGCCCACGGTAAAACCGTTTTCGCGGATCAGCTTCTGGATTTCCATCCTCCAAGAAT